ACTACAGAGAGAACTATGGGGATGATTCAGCTATTTAATGGAGATTGCTTAGAAGTTATGCAGGATATGCCTGATAATTTTGTTGATTTATGTATTACTAGCCCACCATACAATTTAGATATCAAATACAATACTTATAAAGATAAAAGAATAGATTATATAGATTGGCAGATAGAAATATGGAATACTGTTTGTCAGAAATTAAAAGATACAGGGCAACTATTTTTTAATATACAACCAATAAGAAAAAATTATTTTATGCCTTTTGAAATTGTTTCTAAATTAGATTGGCATGTGCAAAATATATTTATTTGGAATAAATCATTGTTAATTGACAATCATATAAAAGGACAAAGTTTTGCACCTAAAAGCAAGAAGTATATAGCTAATGGTTGGGAGTATGTATTTCACATTACAAAAAATGGCAAAACAGAAATAAATTGGGAAACAAGTAAAGTTCCATATAATCCAAAATGGGCTAAAGCAAATAAGAAAAGATTTGGCTATACACATAGACCAACAGTTAATACTTGGTTTATACCTTATGAAACTGTGAATAAATCAACAAGTTATAAAAATAATATAAAACATCCTGCAAAATTTCCTAAACAACTAGTAAAACAATGTATAAATATATCTAGTATAAAAAATGGAATTATATTAGATCCTTTTCTGGGATCAGGAACAACAGGTATAGTAGCCAAAGAATCAGGTTTTAATTTTATTGGCATTGAAATAGATAAGGATTATTTTGATTTATCAGGGCATAACATACAAGAAGCATCAAAAAGTTAAGTTTGTCATTCCTAGTGATAACAGGATTATAGATCCACAAACAAAAAAAATCCTATGGAAATATGGCACAATAAAGTTTATAGCTAATAATAAAATTTCTGCATGGGTATTAGAAAATGGCACTAAAGAGCCAATTAGAATTTCATTATTCTGTATATTGCCATTACATTAATATTATATGAAAGCACAAGTTAATTTAAGTCAAGTATTACAGGGTGGTTTAGCAGCTCTGGTTGGTTGGTTATTTAAAACAGTAAATGACTTACAACAAGAAGTAGCTGTATTAATGGTGCAGATTACTGATGCTAAAGATGATCTTATTTCATTAGCTATGAGGGAACAAGAGTTAAATTCAGCAATTACTGAAATTCTTATAAAATTAGGTGGATAATGTGTAAATGCAACTATATATGTTGTGGTTGTGAGTTGCATTGTAACAACAGAACATAGGTTATACTTAATCTATGGATTACATAGATGATATGTCTTTGGCTTTGCCTAATCAACAACAAGTAGGAGAAAGCAATATTGATTTTAAAAGATTTCAATATTATTTAGCTTTAGGTGCAGGTAGAACACTTCCTAGAGTTGCAGAAAACTTCAGTTTGTCAGAGAGGAGAATTTATCAAATTTCTGCTAAAAATCAATGGCAAGATAGAGTAAAAGCTATAAATAAAATGCTAAATGAGCAGATAATTGGGGAAGTTTTTGCTCAAGTAGGAGAAACTGCAAGAGATTTAGCTGAGGAGCTGAAGCCTGTAATTTTTAAGATTATTAGTGAAATAAATGAAAGAGATTTGGCTTCTATGAATCCTACTGAATTAAAGGGTATATTAGATATATGCTACAAGATGATTAGTCAGATTTATGGTTTAGGATCTCCACAAGTAACAGTAAATCACATTGAGCAGCCACAGATCAGGTTTAAATGGGATTGGGAGCAGGATGATGAGCCAGATTATTGAGGCTACTCCACCTAATTTACACTCTGGACAAATAGAACTAATAAAAGCTCTTGATAAAAATAGATTTGTAGTAGCTATATGTGGCAGGAGATGGGGTAAAACAACAGCTAGTCTTACTTGTGCTGTAGATCAAGCTCTTAAAGGTTTAAAGGTATGGGTTATATTTCCTGTATATCCTCAAGCATTAGAATCTTGGTTAAATCTTAAATCACTTGTCAGACAACTACCAGAGGGATATGTAGAAACAAGAGAAGTAGAGAAAAGAATTGTATTACAAAATGGTGGATCTATACAGATTAAATCAGCTAACAAGCCAGAATCATTAAGAGGTGCAGGTGGAATTTCTTTAATTATTTTTGATGAGGCAGCTTATATGGATAAAGAAACTTGGGAAACAGTTAGACCAATACTTAGTGATAGTTTAGGTAAAGCTCTTTTTTGTACAACTCCTAATGGTATGAATTGGATGTATCAGCTATATGAAAATGCAAAACTAAGAAATGATTGGAAAATACTGCATTATCCAACTGAATCTAATCCTAATATAAATAGAGATGAGTTAGCACAAGCCAGAGAGGAGCTAGGCTCTATGGTATATGCACAGGAGTTCTTAGCAGAATTTACAGAGGTAGGACACATGTTCAAAAGAGAATGGTTTAAATATTATGACACTATTGCAGGAGATGATCCTGAGTATGTCTTAGGAGATGAAGTAGTGAAGCATAGTGAGTTGTCTATCTTTGGCACTATGGATACAGCACTCAGTATTAAGGAGACTGCTGATTACTCAGTAATAATGACAGTAGGCTCAACTCCTAGTGGTAAGCTATTAGTAATGGATGTATTCAGAGCCAGACTAGAAGCTCCAGAGTTACTTCCACAGATAGAAGCAAAGATAAGTGAATACAACATGTCTTGGTTGGGAGTGGAGGATTCTAGTTTTGGGCTTGGTATAATTCAGATGGCTAGGAGGCAGGGTTTGCCAATAAGAAACTTAAAGGCAGATAAGTCTAAAACTGCTAGAGCTGTTCCTGCTGCTGCAGGTGTAGAAAATGGCTCTATATGGTTTTTGAAAAATGCTAATTGGCTTGTAGAATTTGAAAGAGAATTAACTAGCTTTCCATCTAGTGGATCTCATGATGATATGGTAGATGCCTTAGCTTATGCAGCTAGGTTTGGGATAGTTAGAAAGACAAATTGGAGTGTAACCTAATTGGGTATAGCAGATAATATTAGAGGTTTCTTTAGAAGCTCAGAGATACCAACAGAACAAAAAAACTATGGCAAGTTTCCAACATCAAATATAGTTTTTCCTTTTAACACAGATGCAGGGTATTTTAGTGGTGTCAATCAAATGTCTCCAGAGGGTAACTCAGCAGCTCTTGCTTGTTTAAATGTACTAGGTACAGCATTTAGTGAGCCACCAATAAAAGTATATTTAAAGAATCAAGAGGGTATGGATCATGTATCTAATCATCCTGCTGAACAACTAATCAGTAATCCTAATCCAAATATGACAGCTTCACTTATGAATAATTACATTGTTACTTCTGTAGCTGTTTATGGAGATGCTTTTATTCTAAAACTAAGGAATGATGCAGGAGCTGTAGTTCAATTAGTACCTCTGCTTCCAGATATGATAGAAGTAAAAGGCACTAATGAACAACTAATCACTAAGTATGAATATAAGCAAAAAGGCAACACTATGAGTATATTGCCTGAGGATATGATACATCTTAGAGAAAGAATAGATCCTAGAAATCATAGGAGAGGTTTAGCTCCTCTTAGATCAGTAATGGTAGAAGTATTAGGAGATGCTGCAGCTTCACAGATGGGAGCAGCATTAGTCAAGAATACAGGTGTTCCTAGTGTTGTTATATCTCCAAAGAATGATTTATCAATGACAAGTGATGAAGCAGAGAATATAGCTGAGGTATTTGGCAGGAGATTTGGAGGAGAGAATAGAGGCAGACCATTAGTTATATCTGGTGGAGAAGTTGATATAAAAACTCTTTCTTTTAGCCCTAAAGATTTAGAGATAGGCAAACTTAGATACATCAATGAGGAGAGAATATCTGCTGTGTTAGGTGTTCCTGCAATATTAGCAGGGCTTGGATCTGGACTAGAGAGAGCAACATACTCTAATGCAAAAGAGCTTAGAGAGTTCTTTACAGAACAGAAACTTATACCAATGTGGAATCACTTTGCTAATGAATTTACTAAACAATTACTATTACAAGACTTTGAGGACAATACAGATTACTGCTTTAAGTATGATATTTCTGATGTAAGAGCTTTATCACAAGATGAGGATGCAACTATGCAGAGAATATCACAGGGTTTTAATTCTGGATTTGTAACTGTAAATGAAGCAAGACAAGCAACACAATTACCTCCACTAGATAATGGAGATTATTTTATTAGAAACTTAAGCATTGTAGAAGTACCTGTAGAGGATTCTAACAATGTAATAATGTATCAACAGAATAGTAATAATGGCTTAGATTTCAAAGCAAAGTTAAGTGATATAAAAGTAGGAGATTCTGTTTCTTGGAGTATTGATAAAGATCCTGATCCACCATCAACAATTAATGGAGTGATAACAAGTATCAATCAAGATGATGAAACTGCAAATATAAAAGTTTGGGCAATCTTAGAGGATGGAGGGCATGAGGAAACAGATAGAACAGTAACTGTTGAAGTATCAAAGCTAAGAGTTATTAGTGCAATAGATAAATCAATGAAACAATTATCTGCAAGAGTAGAGAAAGCACTTAAGAAAAAAGTAGAGGATCATAATGCAGATAGCCCTAAATTTAGAGTAACAATAGGAAAGTTAAGAAAAGTATTTGAAAGAGGAGTAGGAGCATATAGAAACAATCCTGAATCTGTAAGAGGTAATGTAAGATCTGCAGATCAATGGGCTATGGCTAGAGTAAATGCTTTTCTTAAGGCACTAAAAACAGGTAAATTTCCTAGAACTCCTTTTGATACTGATTTACTACCAGATGGACATCCTAATGCAGGAGATGATAAGTATGGAAAGCCAAAGAAGCCTAGAACAAGAAAGAAAGCTGTAGAGAATGTTCCTGATTATATACAGAAAAATGCACAAAGAGGTTTAGATCTTTTAGAGTTTGCAGGAGATGGATTAACAGATAAAACAAAGAGAGAAGCCAGAGATATGGCTAATGGAAAGATTAGTGATAACAAAGTTGTAAGAATGGCAGCTTGGTTTGCTAGGCATGAGGGAGATTTAGATTCTGATAGAGCTAATGATTATCTTTCTGGAGAAAGTGATAGACCAACAGCAGGGCAGGTAGCTTGGTTGTTATGGGGTGGAGATATTTCTAAATCAAATAAGATGAGAGCTTTTAATTGGGCTAGTAAAGAAGCAGAGAAAGTTCAAGAGGAAAAATCATCTTATCCACTTTATGGATGGCAAGATCCAACAACTAAATTTTTAGGATTACCAACAGTAAAGCATTACAGAACAGAGATTGAAAAGAAAGAACTCTGGGAGGCAATCAATGGACTTGAAAACAGTTGGATAGATTACTTCTCTAATATCTATGCAAAAGAACTTAACAGACAAAGGAGAGGGTTAGCTAATGTTGCTAAAGGTAGTCATGACTTAGCTGCACTTGAAACAAATGTTGATATATTTCTAAATGATTCTAAGTTTGATAAAGAGTTACTACCATTGTTTTATTCTTTAGGGGATGATATGTCAGTTAGAACTTTTGATAATCTTTTTCCTGCACAAGATAACTTTAAAGCTGCAGATCCTGTAGATCTAGGAGTACAAGTAGATGAGGAACAAGCTATAAGAACTGTGTTTGGTGCTTTATCTGGATTACTACCAGAGGGCAGAACATTAAGAAAAGTAGTTGAAAATGGTTTTTATAGAGGACAAAGAGAAGTACCTGCTGAAGTTAGATCATTATTTCAAGATTCACAAGCAGCAGGATTTGTGCAAGAAAATGCTAAAAAGGTTATGAATGACTTAAATGCAACTACAAGAAAAAGAATTACTAAACAGATTACAGACACAATTAAAGAGTTTGAGGATCTAGGAATAGTTAATCCTGTTGCAGGTACTCCAGAGGGAGATAAGTTCTTTAATCAATTAGCAAAAAATATAAATACTGTTCTTGGAGGACAGAACTTAGGTAGAGCTAAGAATATAGCTAGAACAGAAGTTGGTAAGATAAGTTCTTGGGCTCAACAAAGAGCTGCAAAATCTACAGGTAAAACTTTAGAAAAAGAATGGGTATCTAGGAGAGATGGCATTGTTAGAGAAGCACATTTTGAGCTAGACAATCAAAGAGTTCCTCTGAATAGCTTTTATCTGTATAATGGTATTAAGTTGGATGCTCCTAGAGATCCTAATGCTCCAATTAGCTTAATAGCTAATTGTAGATGTACAGAGGCTTATATTGAGGTAATAGATGAATGAAATAGATAGACCAGAAAATCTTTCCTACAAGAATGCTCCTATTGAGCTGAAAGAGGATGGAGATAATAGATACATAGAGGCAGTTTTTTCATTATTTGACACTATTGATTCAGATAATGATGTAACCAAAGCTAATGCTCTTAGATCAGGATATACAGGCAATAAAGTGCCACTTGTATGGAATCATGATTGGAGCAAAGTTATTGGCAGAGGGATCATAGAAACAGATAATCAAAAAGCTGTATTTAAAGGATATTTCTTACCAACAGAAGCAGGTAAAGAAGCCTATGAAACTGTAAAAGCTATGCAAGATATGCAACAGTTTTCCTATGGGTTTCAGGTAATAAAATCAGAAAAAGGAACTCATATAGATTCAAAAGGAGAGGAAGTTCCTGTAAGAGTATTACAAGATGTTAAAGTATGGGAGGTTTCTCCTGTATTAGTAGGAGCACAACAGAATAGCTTTGTACAAGCTCTTAAATCTGGATTAGAGCCTTATGATGATTTTGATACAGAGTTTGAGGAAGTAAAAGAACAAGTAGGCACAGATGAATACACAACTATGCAAGAAGCTGCTGATAGAGCAAAAGAAATAGGCTGTGAGGGAACTCATACTCATGAAAAAGAGGATGGCACTATGATTTATATGCCCTGTGCTACACATAATGAGTATGTAAATGCAGAAAAACAATACAAGAAAAAATGCACTTATGATAAAGATGGCAAGTGCATGAAAGATAAAAAGGTTTCAAGTGAAACTGATACAGGTATCAGTAATTCATCCCAACAGGGTATGAGGCTTGGAGAACAAGCTGTAGCTTCTCTTGAGGAGCTTAAGGCATTTACAGAGAGGATTGAGGATCTTGCTTCCTTAAAAAACTCTGAAAAAAAGACACTTAGCCAAAAATCTACAGAGATGGTATCTAAATACTTATCTGGACTAAATGCAATTTATATTAAGTTGGATGATGTCTTAGCTGAGTATGGATATGATCCTGTTAAAGATAATGAGCTATTTATTGATGTTCAAAAGAACATTATGAAAAATAATTAATAGGAGAAAATAATGGCAACATTAAAAGAAATGAGAGCTGAAAAAGCTCTTAAATCTGAGGAACTTGCTAGGATTTTTGATTCTGTTAAGGATATGTCTGAACTTTCATCAGATCAAAAAGAGGAAATCAAAAAAAGAAATGATGAATTAGCTTCTTTAGGAGAAAAGATTACTGAATTACAGGATCTTGAATCTGTTAAGAATGCTAACAATAATGATATGGAAGCATCTAAAAAAGTTTCTGGAATGCCTGTATATGGAGAGCCAGAAGTAGATGAGCCAAAATCACTTGGACAACAATTCTTAGAATCAAAGGCTTATAGTTCCTTTGTGGATCATGGTATTAAAAATATCCCTATGGAAACTAAAACAACAGTTACAACTTCTGTATGGACAAGAGATACCATCTATCAACAGGTTATTCCTGCTATAGAGCCAGATCCAAATCCTGTATTAGATCTAGTAGATAGTATTAATACAGACCAAACAACTTACTATTACCTTAGAGAAACAGCAACAAATAATGCTGCTGAAAAAGCTGAGGGAACAGCTGCTCCAGAGGATGCATTTAGCTATTCAGCTATAACTGCTCCTGTTGCAAAATTCATCACAACTTTGCCTATTACAGCAGAGTTGCTTGAGGATCAAGCAGGTGCTAGAGCATACTTTGATGGTAGATTAGCTAATCATGTACTTCAAAGACTTGAAAAACAGTTTATTGGAGGAAATGGTACAGCTCCTAACATACAGGGTGTATTAGGAACTACAGGTGTAAATCAAGTTCAATATACATCAACAGCTTTCCCTGCAAATGTAGGTGGTAAATTAAGAGCAATCCTAGAGGGAATCAAAGACATTGAGGAAAATGGAAAACTTTTCCCTGATGCTATGGTTATGTCACCAGGTGCATATGAAGCATTAGCAGGACAAGTTGATGGAAACAACAACTTCATGCTAGGTGCTGCTGCACAAGCTGGTAGCCCAACTATCTGGGGTGTTCCTGTTGTGAAATCATCACAAATTGGAACTGCTGTTAGCCAAAATGCTGATGTTCTCATTGGTAAATTTGGTGGTGGATTAGCTGCTAACCATGTCTTTAGGAGAGGAATGGAATTACAAATTTCTGATTCTGCTGCTGATGGAGACTTTGGTAAGGACATCCTTACTGTTAAGGCTTCATTAAGATATGCTAGTGCTATTTATAAGCCACAAGCATTCTCAAAAGTTGAGGGTATAGAATAAATTAAATTATGAATGAGCAGAGCCAGAGATTAGTAATGACTACTAATGTTATAGGCTCTGCTTTTCATACAGGAGAAAATATGAAAGTAGTAAAAAAAGAAAGTGAAATGATCTGGAAATGCAATAGAACTAAAAAATTTGCACAGGGAGCAAAATCTCCTTTTGTAAGTAGTGTTCTAGTAGCAGGTATGGGAGATCCTATTCCAGATGTTAAACTTGAAAAAAAAGCAGTTAAAAAAGTAGAAAATAAAGCTGTTAAGCCATCAGAAAATAAGTAATCAAAGGAGTTAGATATTGAGCCATCAATATGTAGATAAAGCAACATTAAAGACTTGGATGGGCTTATCTGGATCAACACAAGATAGTAATTTAGATGTAGCATTAGATGCTGCTTCTGCTGCTATTGACTCCTATTGTGGTAGGCAATTTACTATATCTGCTGCAGTAGAAACTAGATTGTATGATTGTGAGTTTATGGATTATGCAGATGTTGATGATATTGCTACAACAACAGGGCTTGTAGTAAAAACACTTAATGCTGATGGCTCTGTAGCAGAAACATTAACACTTAACACAGATTATTATTTAGCTCCTTATAATGCAGATAAAGTAGATCCTATATTGCCATTTACTAAAATAATTATGGCTATAGAGAAATCAGGTAAAGTATTACCTACAGAACATAGACAGGGTTTATCAATTACAGCTAAGTTTGGTAGCCCAATACAAGAGGGATCAAATGCTGTTCCTGCTGCAGTTATACAAGCAACACTAATACAAGCATCAAGATACTTTCAGAGAAAAAATAGCCCAATGGGTTTTTCTGGTAATCCAGAAACAGGACAACCTGCTGTGGTATTTTTATCAGAACTAGATCCAGATGTTAAGAATTTAATTAAGCCATTTAAGAAAACAACAATTACTCTTGCATCAGGCAGACCATATGTTGGGCTTACTGCTATCAATACTAATAGACAGTATGACAGATGAAGCTAACACTAAATGGAGCTTTAGATTTAAGTAGATCTATAAATTCACAAACTATCTGGAATAAAAGAAGTAATGACTTCTTTAACAATTTAGCTAAAGAACTTAAAGATGATTCTTTAAATGCACTAGAAAAAAAGCCATCTCCTAGATCTCAAGCAGGTAGAGGCAACAAAAACACAGGTAAGACTAGGAGATCTGTATTTACAGCTAAGTTAGGTAATACAAATAGGCTAAGGATGTCTGAGGGCTTTAAATTAGCTACAGATCTTAATTATGCTCCTTTTATTCATGGTAAGCCAATATATAGAGGATTTAGCCCAATAAAGAGAACAAGACCATTCTTTCCTCCATATCATGAGGGATCAAGTCTTGCTAAATGGGCTAAGAGAGGACAGCCTAAAATGAATCCTTTTCTTGTTGCTAGAGCAATATCTAAGAGAGGTTTAAAGATGAAGCCATTTATAGGTGGTGTAGTCTTTGAAAAACAGAAAGAGATTAAAGAGGGTGCAGAGGATATGTTAAGATTAATAGCAAAAGATATAGCTAGGAGTGTCAGATAATGGCTTTATTAACAAGCATAAGAGATGGCTTAAAAACAAGATTAGAAACAATATCTGGACTTACTGCAAGTGAGTTTGTTCCAGATTATATAGTACCTCCAATAGCACTTGTAGCTCCTTTAAATTCTCTTAACTATGATTCAACAATGGCTAGAGGTGCAGATACTTATGAAATACCAATAGTAGTTTATATATCAAGAATAGATGCTCAAACTTCACAAGATGAGGTAGATGCTTTCTTAGCTTCATCAGGAGCTACATCAATAAAAGCTGCTATTGAGGGAGATCCAACTTTGGGAGGTGCAGCAATGTCTGTTAGAGTAATAAGTGCAACTGATTATGGAGAATATGAAGTAACACAGGGTACAAGCTATCTTGGTGTAACATTCAATGTAGAGGTAATAGCATGAAAGTAAAAATATTAATTGGAAGTGATTTTCCAATAAACAAAAAAGAAGTAAGAGCTGAGGCAGGAGAAGTTTTAGAATTGCCTGATAAAGTGGCTAAAGCATTAATTAAGAATAATGCAGCAGTAAAGTTTGATAGTAAAATGATGAAAGAGGAGGAGGAATAGTAGATGCCTACATTTTCACATGGTAAAGATGCAGTAGTTTTATTAGATAACACTAATCTTTCAACAACATTAACAGATGCCTCCTTATCACTTACAGCTGATGTAGCAGAAACTTCTACATTTTCTAGCTCAAGTAAAACTTATGTAGCAGGATTAAAAGATGGCACAGCTACTCTTTCTGGTTATTTTGAAAGTTCTAGCCCTGATGCAGATGCTGAGTATTTAGCTCAGTTAGGAGGCACAGGGGCAGCATTCTCTATTGCCCCAATAGGTTATACCAGAGGGAATGCTGTATCTTTTGGCACTACATTAGAAACATCTTATGATAGATCAGCAGATGTAGGATCAGTTGTTGCAGTAGCAGTAGCATTTCAATTTAGTGGAGATGCTCATAATGGTAAGTCTTTACTTACTCCAACTGCTGTAACAAGTTCAAGTAATCAAACATCAGTAGATTTTGGAGCTGCAGGTACAAATGGTGGTGCAGGAGTTCTGCATTGTACAGTAAGTAGTGGTAGCCCAACATTAGATGTTAAAATACAAACAAGTGCTGATAATGCTTCTTTTTCTGATTATATTACATTTACTCAGGCAACAGGAACAACATCAGAACTAAAAACAAGTGCAAGTAATCCTGCAAGATATGCAAGAGCAGTTCTTACCTTTGGTGGATCTGGTAGCATAACAGCAGCAGTAGGATTTGCACAGGGATAAATTAAGGAAATAGGAGAAAGATAAATGCCAACATTTACACATGGAAAGAGTGCAGCTTTTAAAATTGATGACTCTGGAGGAACATTAAGAGATATTTCTAATGTTTTAACAGATGTTGCTGTTTCAAGATCTGCAGATGTAGCAGAGGTTTCAGCATTCTCTAATAGTTCTAAGGCTTATGTAGCAGGACTAAAGGATGCAACAATAACAATCTCTGGATCTTTTGATGCAACTGTTGATGGTTACCTTAAAGGAATACTAGGTGCTTCAGGATCTTTTGAGTTCTATCCAATAGGAACTACAGGAGGAAATCCTAAGGCTTCTGGAGAATGTATCATGACTAGTTATGATAGAACTCCAGATGTAGGAGGAGCTGTTACTTTTAGTGCAGCTTTTCAAGTTTCTGGAGATGTAACTGAGGGAACTGCTTAAAATAATACTTAAGTAATTCACAACAGAAAGAGGTTATCATGAAAAGACTTAGCTTAGATGATATATCTAATGCTCCATCTTTACCAGAGAAAGAAATTGAGATACCTGAATGGGATGCAACTGTTTTAGTTACAGGCTTAACTAAAGCAGATGCAGTAGAAATCAATGAATTATCTGAGAAAGAGGGAGTAAGAGATGAAGTCTTGTTTGAGAAACACCTTTTGCTCAAAGGGTTAAAAGATCCACAATTTGATGATTTAGATCAGGTTGAGGAGTTCTATAGTAAAGCTACTCCATCTATAGTAGATAAAGTTCTTATAGGGATTTATAGGTGTATGGCTTGGACTAAGGAGGATCAGGCTTCAATAGCCTCTGAGTTTCCAGAATAATACAGAGTTGGCTTTTGAATTTAGACTAGCTTTAGATTTAGGAATGACAGTTGATGCTCTTAGAAAAAATATGAGTATGCAAGAATATGAGTCTTGGAAGTTATACTACATAGATAGAAGTAAAAAAGAGCAGAAAGCTAGAACTGAGGCTAATGCTAGGGCAAAACTGAGGAGATAATGGCAAGAGCAACTTTAGAGATGTTTTTAAAGCTCACAGGAGCAGATAAAACATCAAGAGGCTTAGATAAAGTTTCTAATTCATCAAAAAGATTAGATTCTAATGTTAAAAATAGTACTAAATCTAATGCTCAATTTGCAGCAGGAATGTCTGGTTTTGGTAAAGCAGCAGTAGCAGGTGCAGCTATATTTGCAGGTAGAGCTTTAGCAGATTTTGCTAGAGATTCTGTAATGGCAGCTAGTTCTGCTCAAGAAGCTGCAGGAGCTTTTGGAACTACTTTTGGAAAAGCTGCAGCTAATTTAACTAAAGAATTAGAAAAAAATGCTAATTTATTTGGTTTAACTACTTCAGAGGCACAACAATTAATAGGTGTATTTGGTGCTGTTGCACAGGGTATGGGTTTTACTCAAAGTGAATCTGCAGATCTATCATCAGAATTATTTACACTAGCAGGAGATATAGCATCATTTAATAACATCTCAGCAGGTGCAGAGCCTGTTCTTAGAGCATTCCAATCAGCAATAGTAGGAGAAAGAGAAGCTCTTAAGACTTATGGTATAGCTATTTCAGAAGCAGAAGTACAAACTAAAGCATTTGAGATGACAGGAAAATCATCAGCAGATGCACTTACAAGACAAGAAAAAGCCTTAGCAACTACAGAATTATTATTTGACAAAGCCTCTGTTCAGATTGGTAATGCAGAAAGAGAAGCAGAGGGCTTTGCTGCTCAAATGTTACAAACAAGAGCAAAAACTCAACAATTTAGGGAGGAATTGGGAGAACAATTATTACCTGCTGCTAGTAATTTATTAGGATTTTTTAATAATTTTATTGATACTGTTGCTCCTAATGTTGTTGGTGCATTTGAATTCATAAATGAGGGAGCAGGTAAATTTGGAGAACTTAATGATCAAATTTTTGAGGATGCAACAAATGCATTTGAAAAATATAATGATACTATTGCAACTAGAACTCCAGAAATTCTTACATATTTAGGATATTTACTTTCTGGACAGATGGCATATTATAAAAAAAATAAAGATGAGCTAGATGAAGTAACAGATGAAGTAGATAAATATTCAGATGCTATTGAGGAAAATTCAGATGTTGCTAATAAAAATAGTGTAACAATTTTCAATGCAATAGGATATTCAAGCAACTTTAATGATGTTTTGGCTTTGAAAAATAAGGCTTATGATTCTTTGAATAATAACTTAAAAAATAATAGAATACTCATAAATATTCTTAATCCAGAATACAAAAAATTTGGAAAAGTTATAGATAAAGAAGTGCTACCTTTTGCTGAAAAATTAGCAGGAGTTTTAGGTATAAGTAATCAACAAATTAAAGATTTAACAGACTTACAAAAAGATAGAGATGAAACTCAAAAAGATCTAAACAGAGCTCTGGAGGAGGAGGGTTTATTAACTGCTCAAGAAGCACTTAGAAAGAAAGAATTACAGCAACAAATTGCAGAACTAAACTTTTTTCAAGGACAGGGTAAAGATGTTACAGAGGAACTTGCTGTAGCTCAAGAGGAACTAAAATTAATTGAATTAGCATTAACAAGAGAATCAGATCAATTAACTGAAGCTAGAAAAAGAGCTACAGAAGCTCAAGAGAAACTAGATGAGGCTACAGGAGAGGGTACTTCAGCAGTAGAGGAACAGTTAGATGCAGTTAATAATTTACAACAAGTAATGGATTTATTTTCAACAGAGAACTTCAGAGATGAGTTATTAGATGCAGCAAAAAAATTAAATTTTGACTGGAAAAATGCTTTGGATGATGCATTAAGTGCTTATGTAACTTTTAGACAACAAGTTACAGGAAAAACTTTAGCAACAGAAGTAGATGAATTTTTGATGGGCTTAGATGCACAGGGATTGTTAGTAGGTGGATTTACTCCATCATCATTAGCAGATCCTGTAGAAACTCCTGCAGATTTATTAGCAGATCAATCTGGTATGAATGATAATAGTAATGCAGGTGGAGATACTAATCTTAATTTAACTGTAGAACTTGATAATGAAGCACTACAACAATTCAACATAAAACTTCAGCAACAGGGAAAAACTTTCTTGGTTAGCTAATGTCTGTTGCTTTTGATTCTAATGTTAATTTAATTTGTGAAATAGCTTTTGATAGCAATCCACTAGATGAAACACAGACTTTTACAGATGTATCTGCTTATCTTAGGAATTTTCAAACAAGCAGAGGTAGAATAAGCAACTTATCACAGTTTCAAACAGGTACTGCTATAGTTACTTTAGATAATAGAGATAATAGATTTTCTCCTAATCAAACAACACATTATTATGATTCATCTTTAGGCAGAACAAAAATACAGCCACTCAAAAGATTAAGAATTAGAGCTGTATATGATTCAACAACTTATGATTTATTTCATGGCTTTGTAGAGAGCTTTCCTGTACAGTATGCAGGGCAGGGCTATGATGCCTCTACAAAGATAAGAGTTGTTGATGCTTTTAAATTATTCTTTAATGCAACTTTAGATGGTGTTGGGTGGAGATTAGGTATATCTAAACTAGGTACTGCAACTAGACTATCACTTACTCAAGCACAAGAAAAAAGCTCTGTAAGGGTTAAAAACATACTTGATAGCTTTGGATATAGCAATCAGGCAATAAGTACAGGACAATTAGATGTTCAAACTCAGCCAGATACAGATGATCTCTTAACTGCTCTAAGAAAAGTAGAAACTGCTGAAAATGGTACATTTTTCATAGCTGCTAATGGTAATGCTACTTTTAGAGATAGAAACTTTAGATTAACCAATACAACAACTCCATCAGCTACTTTTGGACAAGGTGGAGGAGAATTACCTTATGTAGATATTATTTCTGCTTATGATGATAACAAGATTATTAATACAGTACAGAGAACAAGAACAGGTGGATCTACACAGATTGCTATTGATTCAGATTCTGTAGAGAGATTTGGAGCTCATGTTCTTACAGAAAGTGCAACTCTAAATGTTTCTGATGCTGATGCTCTATCTATTGCAGATCAAAAGGTAGTAGCTAACTCTATACCACAAACAACAGTAGAGAGCTTATCTTTTGCTCCTCAACAAAATGTGAATCTTTGGGAGAAAGCATTAGGATTAGATATAGGTAGTTTTGTAGAAGCTAAAGTTACAACTCCATCTAGCACAGTTGAAACTTATGATTTGTTTATTGAGAGAATAAAACATAAGGTAGATGCTAGAAACAAGACTTGGAATTGGCAGATAGGCTTATCTCCTGCTGAAACAGGGGCTTGGATTCTTGGAGTTAATAGGTTAGGAATTGACACAAACTTAAGTTATACTTAGATAAATTATAAGGAGATTTTTATATGGCAGCAGGTGGATGGTTTGATTGGAGTACAGGAGATCTGGTAACTGAGGCTAGATTTCAAGATATTCAAGATTCAATAGTCTTTATATTTGCAAGTGAAGCAGCTGCAAACTCTGCTTTAACCAATAAAGTAGAGGGAACTGTATTTTATGACACAGGAGCTAACTTACTTAAAGCATGGAGTGGATCTGCTTGGATTGGTGCAGAAGCAGGAGATATTGAGGGAGTTACTGCAGGAACTAACCTAAATGGAGGTGGAACTTCTGGAACAGTAACAGTTAATCTTGATTCAACAGTATCAAGTATTGCACTTCAAGATTATTCAGAAGTTGATGTAGCAGTAACAAGTTCATCAGGTGTTGTTTCTATAGATATGAATAATGGAAACACAGGATCTATAACTCTTACAGAAAATATTACAGATATAGATTTTACTAATGTTCCTGCTAATGGTGTTTCAACATTTACATTACAAATAACACAACATGCTTCAAGTGCTAAAACAGTTGCAATTAATGCTGTAACTGTAAATGGTGGTGGTAATGTAACTGCAAAGACAGCAGGTGGAGCAGGATATACAGTTTCTGATGGTGCAAGTGCTATTGATTTGGTTACATTTTTGTTTTTAGATGCAGGTACTCCATTACTTAATGCACTACAGAATTTTAGTTAGGAGTTAGCTTATGCCATTAGGTGCAGCAAGATTTGGACTTCTAGGTGGAGTTGCAGATCTAGGTAAATTAGAATTATTACAAACACAAACAATATCTAGTGCAACTGCTAACTTTACTTCTTTAGATGTTACAACTTATAATGTTCATCTTTTTACATTGTCAGATTTAGTTGTAACTACACAGACAGAATTTGGATTAAGAGTAAGTGATGATGGTGGAAGCACTTATGAAACAACTAATTATCAATTTGCTAATCAAAGAGGGTATGCAAGTGGCACTTTTGCAGAAAGAAAAAGCACATCACAGGGAAGTATAAGGCTAGGTGGAGATGTTACAACAGATACTAATTCTG